CCCACTTTGACTGATTTATGATATAGGTGCTGACCTCTGTCAGATACCTTTTTGTTTTTCTATTCTTAGGAGCAGGTGCTTTTGTTTGTGCTTCTGGTTTGATCTCAACAACAAACTTTTCGCCATTTGCATTTTCCAAATATACATCAGGGAAATATCTATGTGTTCTGTTGTCCAAAGGACTAAAATAGGGGACCGAGAACTCCTCAGACGCATAACGAACAACATTCGGATCATTGTCCATTCTAGTTAGAAATGCAAGTTCCCAGGAGGACATGTATCTTATTTTATTTGGGTCGCCCATGTATTTTTCGGGATTTTTCGGCTTAAAAAATCCCTGATAATACTTACCGCTTTTTGGTGCTGGCATTTTTTTCATTGAATATTTGTATTTCTTCTAGTTATTGTTTTGAACATCCGAAAACTCCAATAAATACACAGAACCATCTATTTAGATCAGGACATAAGATGCCAGCAACAACAACCAATACAAGTGATCCTTTGGAGATGAAGGCGCGAATCAACAGGGGAGATAGAAGTAACTTCACTTACCCTGCCGATCTGGATCAACAGCCGGTGTTCTTTAGCATAAACATGAGACCATATCAGATTGCGGCTGGCTTGGGTGGAACTATAGCGAAAGGCGCACAAACTGTTACAGGTCAGGCATTCACTGCCGGCAAATATTTCCATCTGCCTATTCCTGTTTCTGGACTTGACGATGCCTTTCACATGGACTATGCATCAAAAGAGATGGGTATGGTCGGAGGTATCGGCGCATCAATATCCCAGATTGTAGACAATCCCATCCAAGGAACACTTTCCGCTATAGGAGGAGGTATAGCAGGCCTTGCCCAAGGCATCGGAGAAGCAGCCGCTGGCGCGCTAGGTGATGTTCTTCCTGGAGTAGGCGGAGATAAAGGTGTTGCGGCCGGTCAACTTGCAGCAGGAACGATAAGCAATCCTAACCTGGCCCTTCTCTTCAAGGGCGTTCAACTAAGAAAGCATACATTTTCTTGGAGAATGATTGCATATGATGAACAAGAGTCAACACAAATAGACAATATGATAACCGAACTAAAGAGATCGGCATTACCTGCCAGAGTTTTGAACGGAAACTTCGTTCTTGATTATCCTGATGTTGCGTTTCTGTATCTGGTGGGACCAAAAGGCAATGGTATGATTACCTTCAGCGAAAAGGGTGCATTCATTGAAGACATCAAAGTCAGTTATAATGGACAATCAGGCAGACCAGCATTCTTCAAAAAGTCCAACAGTCCCGTTGAAGTGAATCTTCAAATAACATTCCAAGAGCGCGGTATTATTGCATCTCAGGATATTGGAGGCTAATCGTGTCAGCAAGTTATTTTTCCAACTTTCCTTACATAAACTATGCCAATGTTCTTGCAACAAACATAACTCTGCGAACCGCATTTATACAGTCTCTCAAGCAACAAGCATCTGTGTTTTATCCCTATACGATTGAAGAGGGTGAAACAGCAGATGCTATTGCATCTTGGTATTATGGCAGACCTGACTATGATTGGTTGGTGTATCTCGCCAATGACATTATCGATCCACACACCCAATGGCCAAAAACATACTTGCAGTTGCAAGATTATGTAATCAAGAAATATGGATCGCTTCCTGTCGCACAGTCAACCATTTTATTCTATAGAAAGAACCCCGACATCAACTATCTATTGATTGACGGATCAGACTTTTCTTCAGATACAAACAGTGGATATGATGTTGTGGCTAATAATATTGATATTAGAATCACACCAGAATCGATTGCATTTGTTCCTGATAGCACACAATACTATCCTGTATATGCATATGACTATGAGAACGAACTAAATGAAGAAAAACGAAATATTCTTTTGATTGATAACAAACTAAAATCCCATGTAACAGCAGAAATGAATGGTCTTTTGAATGGCTGATAAGTTTATTCCTGGTAGATTGTCTGATCTAAAAGTTGTTTTGAAAAATGCTGACGGAAGTAGATCGGCAACCATAACAAGCATGATTAGACAGATTTCTATAACAGAAGATATTTTCAAAAACACTCTTTATGGTAGCGTGGCTATCAGAGATGCTACAGACCTTCTCGGAGGATTGCCAGACAACTTTCCTATTATAGGAGAAGAGTTTCTTGAGATTGACTATGAAGTGGATTGGTTGCCTAGTGCCGTAAGGTCTCCGGGTCTTAGATTTGCTGTGTATAAAATCAGCAACATTCAATATGCAAATAATAACACCAAGAAAGAGTATATCCTGCATTTCTGTAGTGAAGAACACATCATCGACGCGACTTATGTTGTGATGAAAGCCTACAGTGGTCAACACAGCGACAACATAAAAAATCTTTTACAGGACTATCTTCAGATTGATAAAAAAGATACTCCGTTCAAAGGAAAAAGAATAAAGCCGCTTGATAAACTTGAGCCAACAAGAGGGCTACAAAACATTTGTATTCCTAGATTGCCTCCTTTGCAAGCCGCACAACTGATTGCTCGTAGATCAATATCAGACACAACAGAGTTCAACTCAGGCACATATCTATTCTTTGAAAACTTCAAAGGGTTCAACTTTTGTTGTATTGAATATTTGATCAAGCAAGGCATACAAAAGGCAAAAGCTGGAGGCGCATTGAATCCAGAAAGCGATTTCAGATATGTGTTTGAAAATCCTACAGTCGATAAAGACAAGGCTCAACCTAGAGAAAAGCAAACCATTCTAAGAATGACACACAAAAGCTTCTTTGATACTATCGAGAAACTGAAAAACGGTATGTTTGAATCTGATGTTCTGGTTTATGATTATGTTGATCATAAAACTATTCCTACGCGCTACAGATTTTTGGATAATGATGACAAAACCAACAGCAAGTCTTTGGTTCTAGGTGGACAAGACGGAACTTCTTATCCCGAGAACAGCATCACATTTATGAAATCTGTGACCTCGACAGACGACAAAGACATCAAATATAGTCGTTTCTTTTTTATTCCTAAAGATACTTCGGCAACAAATCAAGACACATTTCTTGATATCATATATCCTTCTAGAGCCTCATACTTCACCCGTTTAGCACAGAATATGATGACCTTGGATGTGTATGGAAATCCAAACATAAATGCTGGTGATGTTATTTTTATTCAGGTTCCCGAAGGCAACCCCAATGATCCTTCTATGCTGAATAGATTTACCAGCGGATTTTATCTCATCTGCACGATCAATCACATACTAACACAGACAACATATCAATGTAAATGGGATGTATATAAGAATGCATTTAGTGCTAAGGTCGAATCTACTGATGAAGCCAAACAAACTAAAGTCACAGGAACAGACAACAACAAGACCATTGCGGATTCCAATCAAGATCCTATGCAAAATCTGTTTCCTAATGTTCCAGAAGATGCAAAAACTGTATTGCCGTTTATTGGTTCCCTTTTGTTTTGAGAAGATAGAACATGATCACTGAAGAAAATACTCCAAACAATCCACACATTTTTGGTTTTGACAGATTCATTCCTTTTTTCGGAGTTGTCGAAGACAGAAATGATCCTCTTTGTGTAGGAAGGTGTAAGATTCGCATTTTTGGAGTTCATCCAGAAGATAAGACTCTCGTAACCACCGACCAACTACCGTGGGCATATCCAGTTATGCCAATCGTGGGTAATCCTGCCAGCGGAGGTTCTGGACATTCTGCGGTTGGACCTGTTGTCGGAACGCACGTTCTAGGATTCTTTGCCGATGGCATCGATAGACAGCAACCATTCTTTTTTGGTGTCATTGCTGGAGGAACTGGCCAGTTTGCATATGGTTCTCCACAAGCCACACCTGCTGCCGGTGGAGACGGAAGTTCGGCATATGGACCACAAGGCAGCGGACCCTTGGCGTCTCAGAACCTAGGAAATCTTGATCCAAACAAACCTGTGTTCCAAAAAGGAGCAGAGATTGCTGCACTCATTCTTGCAAATCCTACGTTCAAGGGACTCAAAGACTTTCATGCGTCTGCACTACTAGGCAATCTCATCTTTGAATCTGGTGGCGGACTCGAAGTTCGACGAGAGGGATTTAGAGGCATGACAAAAGAAGAAAAGATTGTGCCACCTCCACAGTCAGCACATGGTTCTCCAAATGGCTGGGGCATTGCTCAGTGGACAAACACAAAACCAAACGCCGGCAGATATACAAACTTCTGTAACTGGGCAGCCAGAAATGGAAAGAAAGTGACGGATTATGACGCTAATGTCGGATTCTTCATTTACGAACTTCAAACGGACTTCAAGAAGATGATGCAAGCACTCATTCAAGGAGGAACACACACAGCACCATCAAACCCCAAGGGTCCTCATAATGTTGATACGATTGAAGGAGCATGTAAATACATCACAGGCTATTACGAAAGACCTTCTGCGGAAGCCGCGGCCAGTTCTGAGAGAGCCAGAGTAAAAAATGCCACGGCCGTGTTGGCAGCACTAAACAAGTCCGGTGCTCCGGTGAGATCAACAGCACAACCCAAGAAAGCGGGATAAATCATGACAACTTTGCAATCTCTATCTGTGACTGTGGTTTCTGGTCAGTTTGTCGTAGGAGAACAGATTTCTACTATTGCTCTCAGTATTCCAACGATATCAACGATCAGAACGATCAACCAAACAGCAGGAACAATCTCTGTCGATCAACCTATTGTTGGAAGTTTTTCTTCTGGTGACCAGATTATCGGCACACAATCCGGAGCAATAGCAACCGTTGTTACAAATACCGACGTTCATGCTCTGGACCTTCTGAGTCTGTTTGGCTCGACTTTGCCGACCAACTTTTCTTTTTCTGATTTTATTTCTGGTCTAAACATACCGTCTGTCTCAGCCGATGCACAGTCTGGTATTGATCTATCGTCCACAGATAATCTTCCTGACATGGACGCAACATCTTCATCTTTTGATAGGGCAGATTTGATCGCAAATCCTTCGGCTGCTGCGGTTCCTTCTCTAGATGCAACCAGAACAAATCCAACCAATAATAAATCTCTATCTGGTGGTTCGGTTTCTCCAGATGACAGAAATCAAAACAACTCCACAAATGTTGCTAACGAGCCGGTGGACGAGTTCAACGCACAATATCCATATAATAAAGTATACAAGTCAGAATCTGGACATATACAGGAAGTTGATGATACTCCTGGACACGAAAGAATACTAACAGAACACAAAGCCGGAACATATCAAGAATATAAACCAGACGGAAACCTTGTAACAAAGGTAGTCAAGGACAACTACACCATTGTCGCGGGCGAAGATTTTGTTACGATTGAAGGTCGAGCCTTGGTTCATGTTACTGGTGATTGTCAGCTAAGAGTAGGAGGATTTCTTACCATTACTGCCGACAAGGGCATCAATGTGTCTACAAAGGGAGATTTCAGACTAAAGGCCAGATCGATCAATATGGAATCAACTAGCGGCGATATTACAACCAAGTCTGCTAAGAATACAACGATAACATCAACAGAAAAAACAAATATCAAAAGCAAATCAAACTATTTTGATAGTGATGAACTAACATCAGCCACGGTGGGCCAAGAGTTTGTTCTTAATGCTCAGAAGATTTCTCAACATTCAACATCTGATGTTATTTTGGCGGCCGATGGTGAAACTTATATTTCTTCAAAATCAGATTCAAATATTGTTTCACAAGGTTCTGTCTATATTCAATCTACAGGAACAACGAACATCAAATCTGGAGGACAAGCCTTACTGTCTGGTTCTAGTATAGAGATGGGTGCTTCCGTAAACTTCAACGGACAAACAAATCTACAAGGAACAGACCCACAAGGAGGCCTCGTTCAACCAATCAACGGAACAGGATCAGGATCCGCTGGATCCGCAGCATCAGCAACTCCAGACACAGGAACAGCGGCAGACTTGTCAAAAGGATCAGGAATCACGTTTATTGCTGATCCAGATAAAGTCATCGAAGCCACCGACGATGATCCCGATGCTGCTGCGGCTGCCATCAAGGCAGGCATCGCCAACGGAACTATTGATCCAAATGAAATCAATACTCCGGCACCAACAGGAGGAGAAACTGATAATGCTCCGCCTTCAGGCAACAGAACGCCGTCTTTGCTCTCGCCCACAATCACAAATGTTGGATCCAGTCCGCCAGACAACCTAAGATTGTCATCACACTTCAATCTAGGACAACTATCAAAACATGCTGTGGCTGCTCCTAGTGCAGTGGTCGCACAACATGGACTGACTGTAGAACAGATTGTTCAGAACCTACAACTTGTCGCGGAAAACTGCCTCGAAAAAATACGAGTGAAATATTCAAATGTTATTGTCACCAGCGGATTTAGAAGTAGTGCAGTTCAAAAAGGCACGACATATGGTGCAAAGGGCGTATCACAACACGAACTTGGTCAAGCATGTGATTTTCAGATCGGTGGCGCTTCTCCGAGCGACTATTATGCTATAGCACAGTGGATCAAAGAAAACTGTCCATATGACCAGTTGCTGTTGGAATATAAGTCAACCGGAAGCAAGAAGCCGTGGATACACATTTCTTTCTGTGCAGCAGGTAAAGGACCAAACGGAAGAAGCAATCAAAGTCAGGTGTTGACGATGTATAATGGAGCCACCGCTGGCCAAGGTCTGAAGAATCTCGCCTAAGTGTGTTCAATCACCTTGATTGGAGTTTCAGAAATGGCACTCATACAAACTGGACACGGCTTTGCATTGACCGAATTGCCCTTTGCATCATACCTGATTACATATATCTTGTGTGCGCGAGAAATGTCTCGGCAACGAGTGATTGCCGATACCTCTGCATGTAGATAGCACTTGTCCGGCAAACCAACTTTATTGGCGTGCCGGACTTGAATGGGGTGTGTCTTGAGATAGTCGTTCTTACCAATACTCAATACTCTACCGCGCTTATCATATATGATGGCAGTCATTTTTTGCCGTCTAGCCTTTGCCATAATACTTACTCCATAGAAG